AAGCACCTGCGGTGTTTTCCTCGTACGAACGCCAGTACTCGTTGCCTGCAGTTGCACGGTTGATACCGCCAACGGTTCCTGAAGCTTCAACCAAGTTTCCAAGGCCGTTCCAGTTCTTTCCGCTGTTGCCGGTTCCGTCACCAAAGAACATTTGGTTGAACGACTCACGCATTGACTCTTCAGCCTGCATGATTTTTGATTCAAGCAAGTTGATGATTTCTTGTTCGCCGTTGTTCTTTGCTTCCTCGATACCGCTGATTGCGATAGATGCAGCGTACTGCTTCCATTCGTATTCAGCAGACGTAATGCCGTCTTGTGCGGTCAACGAGATTGGGTCGTAACCTGAGTACGACGCAACAGTTGAGTTCTGACCATAGATGAGAGGTTCGATGATTTTCGTACCGCCGTTAAGCATACGAATGCGACCCTTATCCATGAGGAAGTAGGTGAGTGGACGTGCAGTAAACACGTTGTCTGTCAACTGGCTGCGGTAATTAGCAAGCGTGGTTGAGAGCAACTGGTCAAAGTTTGGGTTTGACATGATTTCTCCTTAAGTTAGTGCTAGCCGTTTAGTTGCCGTTTTGCGGCTTCAAAAGCGTCTCGCAACGATGTGATTGGTGCTACCGATACATCAGCACTTGCAGATGATGCTCCACCGCTCACAACACCTGAACTCCGTTTGGCCTGTGTAATCTGCTCAATCTCTTGAGCTTTCTTTGCACGTATTTGACGAATTGCCTGAGCGTCTTCGTAAATACTGTCAAACTTCAGTTGTTTGTAAACCGCTTCCAAATCAGTTGAGCCAATGGCTAACGCCTTTGCCACAACTTCATTTGCATCAAAATCAGTACCGTACCGATTCTTCAACGTCTCAACAGTTCGGTCCAACTCCTCCATCGCCTTTTGTTGTTCAAAGGCTTGGACTCGTTGCTCCAAATGTCGGTACTGTTTTTCAACCGGGTCTAAATCCAGTTCCTCTTCAGCAGAGATTGTCTGATTTACACCATAATGCTTACTCAATAGTTCCAAAGTTTTCTCTGGGTCAGTTTGCAAGGCTTCTTGCAAAGCTGCCCCAAATTGGACTTGACGCCGTTGCTCGCTGAGTTCCTGTGTCTTGCGGGTATAGTCCGCTTGACGCTGGTATCCAGAAAGCGCCTCTTTGAGTGGAACTCTTACGTCTTCACCATTGACTTGTACGGAGACATACTTGTCGCCAAACTCATCAACAGGAAGCAGTTCGATTTCCGCTTCGCTGAGGTTTTCAACTACATCTGTAACTTCTTGTGGTTGTCCCGAAGTTTCTACTTCTGGGGCCAAATCCGTTATGACTTCATTGCTATGTACTTCACTCATTACTTGAGTCCTCCAAGGGTTGCTCTATATCTAGTGATTGTTCGTTACATCCCCGGTGGGGGTGCTCCTCCACCTTGCATGAGTTGCATGAGTAACTCTGGTGGAAGACCTGCTAGTTCAGGGGGCAAACCTTGCGGTGGCATTCCCTGTGGTGGCATACCCTGCGGTGGCATTGGTGGCATACCTTGTGGTGGCATCATCTCTGGTCCACCCATTGGTTCTTCTGGCTCCATCGGCTCTGGAGGAGGAGGTGGACCCTGAATAAACATTGAAGGTTGCTTGACACCAAAACCATATTGCAGAACATATTCTGCAAGTTTCTGGATGTTGATAATCCCACTCTGGATAAACGGCGCCATGGCGTCCATAATCTGCATAGCAGATTGACGCCTAAACGATTCATTGGTTGGCTGTGTTGAACCACCCTCAACTTCAAAGTCGAATTCACCCTGAATGTAATCACGGTCAAAGCGAACCCAAGCTCGCTTTTCACCAGCACTAATGATTCGAATTGCTTGCTCTCCAGTCATGTACTGTTGAGCAAGCATTACCAATCGTCGACCACAATCAGCGATGGTGCGTTCAATAGCAGCAAGTTTGTCTGATGCACGTGCGTTAGCCGCATCTTGAACAATGCCTGCTTCTGTGGCCGTACGACGGATTTCTGGAAGTGTTCCACGCTGATATTCAGAAACACCAGACACCTGATTGATATCGCTCGATATCAATTCAGACTGGTTGTAAAACTCTGGCGGACTCATTACAGCCGGCATCGGCGCAATGACTCCACTCAATGCTTCTTCTGCAATAACAGGAACAAGTACGTTGTCTTCGTCGCTTTCAAGCGCCGAACGACCATCAACGTCAAATGCTGATTCCTTGTACAACCACTTACGTGAGAACCTTTTGCGATGGTTCATCATCTGTGTACGAGTTTGGTTGAGTTCCATTTGCAATGGCTCAATTGCTTCCAATTCGCCCATTGGATAGAAATGGTCTGGAACATCGTAGTTACGGAGCATCACAAATGGGTGTCCAAATGCAAAAGGCATCTTTGTTGGACTTACCAAGAACTTGTCTCCACCGTCACAAAACACCGAAACGGTACCACGGTCAATGTCGTAGTACTCCCAAATCTCAACATATGAGTCTTCTGCGTTCTCGGTTCGTCGTGGTCGAATATCTCCACGCCAGTCGTCTGAACTCCACTTGGAGTAATGCGATGGTGCTGCTTCTTGACGTGCGGTTGCGTTGTAACGCTTGTCCTTTTTGACTTCGCTCAGAGGACGACGTATGCGTTGTGCAATCCAGCGGATATCAGACATTGATGTTGAGTCAGCGTCAACGAAAACATCAAAGCACGATACACGTTCAACGAATGGACGGTCTTCGGTAATAATCAATTCTGATTCAGTAATTGATTCTGGTGTTGCCAATTCATCTGCGTTGTCGTATTCGCCTTCTTGAGTTTCAACAAAACGATAACCAGTCTTCAACCAACCATGACCAACAATCAACATGTCTTTGACTGCACGACGGAACTCACGTTGGCATTCAAAGTGACGCCACCAATAGTTCACGATTTCTTCTGTGATGATTGCTCGTGGAGCATCATCAACATTCTTTGCGTTAACAACAATCTTTGGGTAGTTCACCGAAACACTTGGTGAAATTACGTTGATTGTGGCAAAAGCCATGTTTACCAACAACCGGTCTTCCTCTGAAGACATTCTGTAATGCTTGCCACGATACATGTCAATCATTCGACGCCATAGGTCGTCGTAATTTTCTTCACGCCTCCAACGGCGTGATTGCTCAATTTTGTTTCTGTACTTGGTGATTAGTTCACTATTTGAAGTACGAGCCATTAGTCTTCCTTCTGCCCTTCATGCCATCCAATGTGGTGGTCAAGCTTGCTGCCTATTTTGTCAACCTTGTTGCCAATAGTCCTCAGAAGGATTCTTCCTTCAGCGTGTTGTTCGGTGTTCTCTTTGCGTAGTTTCTGTAGTACCACGACCAGCGGACCTGTGATAATCGCTGCCGCCAAAGGAACCCAAATTGACTCCACCGCATTACATCCAATTCGTCACAGGCTCGGCGTTAATACCTTTAGCCGCTGCATCTGCAACGGTCTGACGCTGGCGTTCAGCAATCGTTGGACCATGGAAATCTTCTTTGCCATGGGTAAATCCAAGACGAATTGTTTTGACATGGCATTTGAAGCAAACCGAACCCCTTCTAGGGAGTTCGTCTGACTCAAAGGTCGATAAACAGGTCAAACAGCGAAATTCTTTCATAACTAGTGAGCAAAGCGTTACTCTCGGTAGTTATATGAACCAATCGCCCTTTCTTTTTCCACTGGTTCACGAATAATGTACCTTTCCCACCATTCAAAAGAGTTTTTCAAAGGCTCTTTGTCCTGACGATATTCCGGTAGCCAGACATACTTCAGCATCTGGTTTGTGATGGCCAAGGACATAACACGGTCGTCATGGGGTGAACCATGCATCTTTCCGTTTGCCTCACGTACGAATGTGCGTAATTCGGCAACGGTTTCCTTGTCATAAATCCACAGAGCCTCGTCTCGAATGGCTCCGTTCAGTTCGTCGATAGCCAATGGCTTGGAGACCGAAGTCGTCCTCCAACCCATTGTTTCCGTGATACTTGGGGTTCTTTGACCAAGCTTTCTAGAACGATAAATGTTCCTGTAACCCGTTCTTTGCAAGGCTTTGATTGTCGTCAAACCATGGTTGTTCGACTCAATCCCAACAAGGGCATAGTTGTAAAAGTGTCCAATTGCCCTAAGGACTTCTTCTCCAAACAAGTCTGCATCAACGTGCCCATGCCAATGGGCAACCAAAAGTCCAGTACTTGCTGAAATTACATGCGCTGAACTGTAGTCGCCATGACCTAGACCTTCGGCTACGTCGGCTCCAACTACATAAACCTCGTTCTGGTCTGGGAATTCGTAAACAGCAAATTCCCCACCGTCGTCCACAAACTCCCAATGGTTGGTTCCTTTGGCTTTCAAATATCCACGTTCTGGCTCAATAGATTCCAGAACCCTCAGTTTTTCCAAGTCAAAGACTGGACGACCAGAACGAATAAACGCTTCTTCTGGGTCGCTTGGATATTCCTGTGCCAACTGCCAGTCTGGCAAGTCTCGTTTCTTCGCTTCGTACCATTCCTCATCACGGTCTCCAGCAGACCATGGAAAAAAGATTCCAGTGAATCGGTTTGTGGCCGTCTGAGACCCAACCCACAACTGATGGAATATATTGCCTTCTCCGTTGGCTGTACTCAAACAGATAACACGACCACCCACGTCGGCAATAGGTTCAATAG